TCGTAAAGGAGAAGAATGTGTAGCAGTTATGTTAAGATTAATAGTCTGAGCCGGGACGTTACCTCTTGACCCACCACCGATTCTATAAAATGCTTTATAGTTAACTCCTCCTGCTGGAGATTTACCCCTGACATTATCTCCAAAGACAACAGTACATGAGTAGTCATCGTTGTAAATCTTTTGAAATACCTTTTCGTCACCACTGTCTGCCAGAAACAAATTCTGGACTTCTTTGTATATGTTACCTGTGTTGGCAGACACTACGATGCTCTTTTCCACAATGGATGGCGACTCTATAGAAAAAGACTTGATAGTGTTTAGGTCAGAGAAAGTTCCAGTATCAATTTTTAATTCCCCCTCTAGAAGAATCAAAGAGTTGAACTCTGTTCCCCCTACCACCGAATCTGCAACTTCTAATTGTATATCTTCATTATCTAAATCAATCTCTCCGGTAGTTGTGTTTACCTTATATAAAGTAAAAAATAGAGCACCCCCGTCCTTAGAGTTTGGAACAGAAAAAGACCTACTAGAAAGCGGTATAGTTAAAGTCTCTAGCCCAGAGATTGCATCAGGAGTTGAAAGAGTGCATCTCACACTTCCTTTGCTGCTGATTGGTCCCTTCAGGGATATTCCTACCAAATTCAACAACTTAGAAAGATTTCCAATAGTCTGTACCGTAGGCAAATACATCTCATTTGCGAGAAGGTCCGATTTCAAAGAAATAACACTAGCTAAATAAGAAAACAATTCCACTAGCATGACGCCTAAATCAGACTCAACAAAATTAGTGTAGTCCAGGGGATAGACAGCTTGCAAGTAATTGAGAAGAGAAGTTTTGAACTCAGAAAAATCAGCAGTAGAGTAATCTATTAAATCTGCTCTAAGGTTCTCTGGTACTATGCCTAGAGCTAAAAAATCCGATGCTACAGTTCCATCAAAAGCACTGGTACTATAAATACTATCATTTTGAGTCATTATATTATAACCTCTACAATCTGAGTTGTTGACATATCTTCTGCAGTGGAGAAAGCAATAGATATTGTGAGTTGGTGTTGAGAATCCTCAAATGAAATCTCTACTGATTTTAAAATTGCTCTTGGTTCATAAGAAGCAACTGCCGATTGAATCTCTTCTTTCATTTCCCTTCTCCTTGTTTCATCCATTAGGGAAAAAAGAGAAGATCTGATAGTAGTACCAAAATCAGGCATCATTACGCGTTCCCCCTTATTGGTCAATATCAATTGTTTCAAGCTTGAGGAAATTGTGGTTAATCCCTGAGTAGCGGTGAAGTAGCCTCCTGTACCCGATACAACCGGAAATCCAATTCCAATAATTGGAGTAAGTTTGGATGTGGTTAGAAAATCAATTCTTTGGGGGGCTATCATGTTACAATATTCTTAAAGAAACCTTTTTGAGCGTCAAAATTCTTCTTCGCTTCAGTACTAGATAGGGCTTTTCCATATACTTTGAAACTTCCTATGTACCCATTCAACCCACTCTGCCACCTTGTGCTGACTAGTGGAATGGATCTTCCATGCTGAGACTTTTGTGAAGATCCCGTATCGCCAGTAGAGCCATAGGTGTTGTAATAAGAAGCGTTGGTGTTATACCCAAGAAATCCCACGTACTCATCCTCACCTGATAACCCCCTGTTATTTATGCCATCCGTAAAGCCTCCTCCTATGACCCACGGCGTAAAAGCATCACCATCTAAATTTACGGATGGACCATTCTCCACTGGGTCAGCTGTGAAACTCTCGAAATATTGGGAAGCAGGGTCTCCTTCTTTGTTGGCGAATGAGGGTATCTGTAATGACTGAGCATATCCGACCATGAGAGAACTAGCCATGTTTGACTCATCCCATACTTCACCATCTACAATGGTCCTAACCTTATCAGAACCGTAATCAAAAGTTAAACACATGTGCATAAAAGTGGAACTTACATCCCCTAATGTAACTCCACTAACAGTACTACTTACAGCTTTTGTAATACCCATCTCAGTAAGACTAGAGGTGGTAATGACTCCTGTTCTGCCCTTCGTAAGCCCATAATCCTCAACTAGACATACGCTGTGACCCCATATATCATTATTGCTTTGTTTCCTATTTTGAGAAACGGTAGGAGAAATAATGAATTCTATGCCAGACGGATCCGTTGGGCCTCCTTTATCTCTAAACCCAATAACCAACCCCTGCACTCTATCAGTTCTTGTTACTTTATTCAGTTGTCCTGCCACGTTGAGATCCTTCCCGATTATTAGCCTATCCGGCAGAATGAAAGGGCTCTCAAGATATCCCCCACTATTCTCATTAGCGAGAATAACTCTATAACGGTGGTAATCCTTCATAGATGGACCGTTCAAAGTCGGGACATGTACCCAGAAATCAAAAGAAAATCCACCACCTTGGGGGTCTTTTGTTACGTCTGGAGGATCTATACCATACGTCAAATCACTCAAAGTACTTGCAGCATATGTATTCACAGTACCATCAGGATTTTTATTAGTAGGAAGCATTATATAAGAACCCCCTTGTCCTGTAGCATCTAGAATATTTTTCTTTCCGGTTTCCCCAACGGGACCTTCATTATAAAAAGTACCGCGAAGGAATGGAATTGAAAGTCCAGACGGAAATACATGATTAACACTAGAACCAACCAATTGTGCATTTAAAAGTCCAGCAGAATCAGATTTAAAATTATCTAAATTGAAAACGTTTGAAGAAGCATCTACAACGTCAGGCTTCAAGAAATTATAAGCACATATCAGACTGTCCGTAACAATCCTGTCTTGTAAGGAGAGAACGAAAGCTCCTGTACTACTTACATGTTTATCTCCATCGATATATGGATACTCTCCCATAGGTGTAGGAGATATAGAGAATTTGTCCAGAACAGAAAACGGTTGTGGTGCTGATACAAGGAACTTTGGAACTATGGGTAAAATAGTAGCGTCCAAATCTTCGGAGAAGAGCAAGATATCCCTCTGGTCCTCTAAAGTTAAAGTAATGGGTTTACCTTTTAGAAAAGTAAAATCATTGACTGGGACTCTCTCTATTGGAACCCAATATCCGGAGGAATCCATAGTGACGCCATTTAATCCGATAAGAACCCCGGGACCCAGACCTAAATTTTTGGGTCGCTCCTCAATATCATCTTCAGTAAAACTGTAAGTCCCAGAAGCAAACAAAGCAACTAATTGAACCTGCTTTCTCCTCTTCTTTATTTTGGAGTCATAGGAAGATGCTACAGCAGCTATGTTACTATAGTAATTGATAACCATTGCCGAGTTCGTGCCATACCCAGAAACAATGAGATCATTAATTTGCCCAGACACGATAGAAATCTGTCTAGATTTATTGCGCTCTAGATTCTGTAAGATGTCATCTGCAGCATAATACTTAGCCACAAGTTTGGAATCAGAGATAAAGTCCTTACTAAAGACAGTGTTTTTTAGTTCTTCTAATCTCTGATCCCCATAGAATATCCCTTTACCCCCTAGGTTGGGCGCATATTCCAATTCCCACGAGGATGCATCCAAAATATCTCCAGAAACCACAGGTAGTCCACCTCCTCTGGAATCATAGTATAATCCATCCTGGGACAATACAAACTGCCCTTTAACTGAAATAGGTGGTCCATAAGTTAAATCAAATATAGGAGGAGGTGCAGAGGAATCCAAACCCTGAAGGCTCATAGAAAAAGAATTAAAAACTTCAAAGTTTGCTTGCATAGGGAGAACAATGTTCTCAGAAACATATGTCTTAAATGAATCGGCAACATTTTTATAGGTATTTGAAAGAGCCCCCACATTCACTAAAGGTTCTTCTTCCTCTCCTTTAGCTCTTCTCGTTATGACATCATTACATCGTGTCATGAGAGCGTTTACTCCTGCTAGCTCAGATCTGAGACCTCCTATCTCAGCATCAAGAAGAATGACTTTGTCGGAATTCTTTGCGGTCGCATTACCATCAAGATCTCCAATTTCCTTATTGAACGCGGATAAGTTGTCTCGTAGAACTTTCGCATTATCATTATTTACCGAAGTCCCTAGACCGAGGGGGTCATTCGTTAAAACATCTTTAGTTTCATCAGCCAATGCCCCTAGTGTCTGGGAAAGTGACGCTACCGGAAGAGCTAGCTTGGAAGCAGCCGTTATTTCATCCCCAACAGAATTGAAGCTCTTTACAGAAGTTCTCCCTTGATCTGGAGAATACACAGATACTGTACCGGCTAAGCGATCTTTGCGTCTAGTTTTATACGCTATTTTAGTATTGAGGGAAGCTTTCTGTTGCCCTGCAGAATTAATCAGAGACTGCAACGAAACAGTAGGAATCAGGGAAAGCTGTGCATCATCTATGTTGGTTAGTTTTGGTGCCATCTAAATTATCTCCATACAGGCGCGTAGTCTGCCCCGTCTGCTTTTCCTGGTCCTAGGATTCCCTGTATCCGCTGTCTGCTAGAATACTGCAAAGCATTGGACTCCGGAGTATATCCTTCTGGATAATATTCTATGACACTTACACTTATGACTCCAGCAATGCCAGGATCAGATTTAAACTGTATCAAGTCATTAGGCTGCATAGTAAATTTGTTGTCTAATACAGACAGTCCCGCACCTGCTGGAAGCAGTGTCTGGCTAACAAAAGGGTGGGCTGGATATGAATAATAATTCTGTTTGATTGTAGTCCCATCTCCCCAATATGTGGAAGAAACATAGACCCTGTCACTATAGTCAACCCACCTCACCGTCATATTAGCATCATTACTCGCAGTATCATTTGTTATTTGTATTGGATACACTTCAACGTAATCCACGCTTGATGGGGTCACATATGCGACATTAAACTCTATAGCACTCGTCTCTATGGAGTAGGTTTTATGACTTATAACTTCTGACATCTTAAAATATATACAATTTTATTTAGGTTCTGTTCTTATGATAATGTCGCACTAATGCTAAAAGAGATGCTTGCATTATACCTTCCTGAGGATTAGAAACGAGTTCATGCCTAGCTTTGATTCGGTTGGGGATTGGAAATGCCTTTGATATAAAGAAATCGTTAACACCATAAACACCGGCTCCTCCGCCAGAAGCGTAGAACCCGTAAAATCCTTGATTTCTATTCTTAGTCATTTTATCGTAATGTAATTGCTGTTTTTCCGTTTATGTTTACTTCAGGATGCTTTATAACTGGGCATGTGATATCCCCATCGACAGGATTTCCTGCGCTCGAACCGCCTCCGGCAACGTTAAGAGTATGATCACACTCTATATCATGGTCCTCCCCAGCACCGGCTTCAACATTTACATCTCCCTGGGTTGATACAACAGAAATATCTCCAATAGCGCTTACAGAGACTTCACCCCCACTGTCAATTTCAACCGGGCCTGTACCCAAATTTTGAATAGTTATTCCCCCCTCTCCAGTTGCCACTGCTATGGCTATATTACCTTTAGAAGAAGTTATTTCTACATTGTTATTCATCACTATGGTTAGAGATTCTGGGGCTACTCCATTTTCATCTCCTCCTTTGGACATTTGTATAACGTTTTTATCTTCTTCCCCCTCTTGAAGATACAATTTAATTCCATCTTTTCCCTTACCTTGCCCATCATCCAGAAAGATCCCCTTTCCATCTTGTGTTCTAAGTTTTATGCCTAGAAATTCCTGAACAGGTCCTTCGCCATCAACAGAGGGATTGACCTGTTCCATCAATTCTATACTGTGGTGTTTGTTTGGGGAATTTATACGATAAATGGTATGTATTCCGTCTTCGCTGTAATCTTCCAAATAGCCAGTATTTACATTCGCAACCATTCCCGTCTGGGTAGACCCGAGGGAACTATCCATCTCTTCTGGTCTAACATTACGAATCGCATTTGGTTTAAACGATTCCCCGAGCCACACCCATTCCTCTGAACCCTCTTCTCCGTCTATCCTAGCAAAAACAACCTCCGCATTATCATCTGGAAGTTGTAGACTTCCTGGAGTATTCATGAGAGGTCCTATTAATTGACCTTCTACACCAAATAAGTGATGAGAAATTCTTATAAAACCAGCTTTTAGCGGGTCTTTGGATGGTATTACTTTTCCTCTGTATAATATCATGACTCTATACCACTCTCAAGAGCATCGATGACACTCTCCACAGCTCTCGGGTCCCTATACATTTTTAGTTCTGTAATATAACCATCCGATGGTGTTATGGTGTGGACAATTCCTATAGGTCTATATTGACCACTTAGCCAATGCATTTTCGGTTTTCCTTTTGCTATTCTAGTATTGAGATTCATGTCCACAAACCTTTCTCGGCTTACATCTTTTACAACAAAAAATACATTTCTTTTGTATATCTCATTAACAGTATCCATCTCTGGCAAACCTAAAGTTTTCAAGCGAATTTGAGTTGAATATATAGAATTCAAAAGACGAGTTGCTAACAAATTAGTTTTGGCTATGTACTCTGTGGATTCATTGGTATGAGCCTGGAACTCTGTCCGTTGTAAAACATAATAAAAAGGTTCCGTTGAAACGTATCCAAGATCACCAGGATCCCCCCTTAGATATTTATTTATAGTTTCCGGACCAATTCCAAGTTCTATTAAATTAGCCTTATTGGAGTGAATCGGGCTCTCTATGGTAGAAAATATTGAGGGCAGTTTTTCTCCCGGTCCTGAACGATTATAATGATTAAAGAGAATTTCTATAACAGCGACATCAGCTTTCGTTAGAAACGTACCTACTTTGGTAGCACCGAAATTCTTCTGGGCCCATATCACTACTTCTGCAAGTTGTTTTAATTCTGACCTGCTAAAACGTAATCCTTCAATCGGAATACCCTCCGGGCTTGCGTTCGCCTCTCTGAATTTGTTGAGCATCGTAGGACCTGGTCCAGGATTATCTCTGGTCCCCCTATCAAGATTCTCCCATAAACGCGACATCCAGGTCTCTTCTTTAGTGGGGCCACCATGCGGAGACGAGCCCCCCTTGCTGGGTACAAAGTCGCCCAAAGCCTCTCCTAAGTTACCTATAGCGGTAATTAGTTTCTCCGATGTAAGCGCATGCATGGAACTCTTTGCCTGAGAGGCTGCTGCTACTCCCCGATAGTAATTTTGTAAATACCAGAATTCACCCGTAAAATCAAAAAACTTAACGATAGAGTTGGGGTAGCCGTAATTCAGATATGCCCATTCACTAGCATAACCAGTTTGACCCCCTTCTATTATACTTTTCTTGTCCAACATATTAACATCATCAAAAGAATAAAATCTCATACTCTCCGGATCCCCTTTCGTATCAACGCCCATCAGTTCACTATAAATTGCATCAATGTAATTGGCAACTAAAAAAGTTATTTCGTATTGTTTTCTTCCAAGAAGTTGTTCAGCTACCATTTTCATAGAAAGGTCACGCTGCTTTAGATGTTGGGGAGGTATAGTATAAATACTATAGGCATTAAATTTATTGGCTATGTAC